GGCTAGCAGGTTTGTTAGCAGGGAATATGATGCGGAGCTTTAACCCAGTTGTGAAAGAAGCTCAAAGCTCTTTGCCAAACAATCATGGTGCCTTGCTCCGATTCCGATCTGATAAAGTAGAGACTGCCACCGCAGTTCCATTTAAAAAAGTTCGTGTGAAAAAAGCAATCAAGCATGATGGTGAAATTATAACAACACCCAATCTTATGCTTAGCAACATGTACTCTCAAAAAGTTACTGGTTCAATTCTTGACAGGTCAATAAATAATCTTTCCGAAGTTGACAGGTATATTGCGCCATGGCATCTTATAAGCGAGATGGCCTCAAACTGCTCAATAGAGTATAATTCAAAACTAGACCGCAAAGTCCTTGAAGAGTTGCAAGAGTGGGAACCACACAGACCGATAATATCAACTCTTCCGATGCCTTTGTTAATGAAGATTGTTGGTTGGGATGAGATACCTGATTTCCCCAAGCAAAAAATATGGACTCAAAAAGTTAAAATTTCAGACCCTCTGTGTGAAGTTTGTCAAACTATTTATTACCCAGACCCACTTAAAAAACATTACAGAGTCTCTCTCATAGGTGACACGCTTATATCTGAGTTCACTGAAAAGCCAGACACCAACATTGGTGTTCATGCAATGGACATTCTAAATGAAGACTTTGGCATAAGGTCTTACAAGATAGACGGCATGGAAGAGTCTGAACAAGAGTATGGCAAGATAATGCCTATCGACGATAAGATTCGCAAAGAATTTATTTTCCAAATGACAAACAAACATAATATATATTCAGTCGGGAGATTCGCCACATGGCGTCAACTCCTGCTTGATGATGTTGTTGATGACCTAAAGGTTGTTGAACAATTTATCCGTGGTGGCACTGACTATGCCAGATGGATGCATTCTCAGAAAGGAGAAAATCAATGAAAGTCGAATTGGTAAATCACACGAGTGACGCAGTAAACCTTTTGCTGTTCACTAAAAATACTCGCCTAATGAATGATGACGATGCATATTCATCGATATCTGATTGGCCTGAAAATAAAAAGCAGGAGGAGCTTGACTACATGCTCAAGACCATCCGCTCATCTTGGGAGTTTATAGACTACACATTTAACATCCGTGATGTTAGTCGGGGATTCACCCATCAGTTTGTACGGACTCGCCAAGCCTCATATGCCCAACAGTCTCAACGCACTGTTGATATGGAGGGGTTTACATATTACACTCCTGATAGGTTTAATGAGCCAGAGAATGAGCATGCTAAGTTAATTTACGAACAGACCATGGAACTTATAAATCTGCGCTACCAGCAGTTGCGTGAGTTGGGTGTGCCAGCGGAAGATGCTCGTGGAGTATTGCCAACAAACATTCACACCAACATTGTTGCAAAATTTAACTTGCGCACAATGAGTGAAATGGCTAAGTCTCGGCTATCACCAAGAGCCCAAGGTGAATATCAAAATGTGTTCAAACTTATGGTTTCTGAGGTTGTTAAAGTTCACCCATGGGCTGAACCTTTTTTAACCCCAACTGAATGGGCGGCACCATCCATGGGCAAGGCACTTAATCCAACAGGAGGAAAGAATGGCTAAATATTCTCAAAAATTGATTGATGATGTTCACCAGATGAAAATTTTGGGCAAGTCCTATAATCAAATCTCAGATGTTAAATCATTGACATTCAATCAGGTGACATACATACTTCACAAAAAAATACCATCAAAGCAAAAGTCTCTTGATGAACTTTATGTTCAAGCTGATGAAGCAATTAAAGAGGCTGATTCAGTTCTTAAGCGTGTAAAAAGGCTTTTGTTCGGTGGCTAATTAAAGTATACTTGCTTTATTGAGAAAGGAAATATTATGAATATATTTTATTTAGATCACGACCCAGTGGTCGCTGCAAAAATGCATTGTGACGTTCATTCTTATAAGATGATTTCAGAATCAGTCTTGATGCTTTGCAATGCACATAGGATGCTTGATGGGGATTCATACGCTGACAGCGTTGGCATGTTTCCTCTTGGCTACCAGAATCACCCATGTTCAAAGTGGGTGATGAGGTCAGCTGCAAATTATAACTGGTTGCTGGTTATGGTTGAGAATCTTTCAGAGCAGTATTATGAAAGATATGGCTCAAAGAAAAAAGAACCAGTTAATCACAAGCACTCTGAATTGTTGCCTGCTTTACACCAGTTGCCTGACAGCATACCTTATGACATCTTTACAGAACCTCATTTAGGTATGCCTGATCAATATAAGTGTGATGACCCTGTTCAATCTTACAGGAACTATTACATGGGTGAAAAACTAGGTGTCATTCGTGGTGGCACATATAAATTTACGGAGGCACCATTATGGGCATGCGCATAGTTATTGCTGATCTTGACGGAACACTTTCAGATTATGGTCATCGCAAGCACCTCTACAAAGAGCGTGATTATGATGCCTTCAACAAAGCTGGTAAAAATGATAAGCCTATTGAAAACATCTGCAACATATTGCGTGCACTTGATAGGGAAGAGACTGAGATAATCATCATGACTGCTCGGAGTGATGACAATCGCATGGATACTCAAGAGTGGATAAAACTTAATGATGTTCCTTGCGACAGGCTTATCATGCGTCCTTTTGATGATAATACTTCTGATGATGAGTGCAAGAGAAAGCTGTTCAATGAGAAAATTAACTACTCAGATGTTTGGTTTGTTCTTGAGGACAGGAAGTCAGTTGTCGATATGTGGCGTGGTGAAGGATTAACTTGCCTTCAAGTCGCTCCAGGAGATTTTTAAATGGATATAAGAATCATTGGTAATGATATTGAGATTGGTCGTGAAAAGGTTGCTCGTATATTTGATGTTCGGGCAACCCTCAGAGACCAACTTGTGGAAGCTGTGAACAAAGCTGAACGCTACGATCGCATGGTTGAAGACTCAGAAGATAAAACAGAAGACGCATTTGCGAAAGGTTTTGAACAAGGCAATGAGCAAGGCATCGAAGAAGGGAGGCAACAGGGCTATGAGCAAAGAGAATCTGAAGAACAAAACTCCAACTGATTGTATGGAGGAGGCTCTTGAAACTTTCCGTGAGCGCAACAAAGTGTATGGCGATAACTATCATCAGCACGGAAAAGTTATGATGGCTTTGTTCCCCAATGGTATAGACCTTTCAACTGAAAAAGAGCACAACCGTTTCGGGATTGTTAACATGCTTGTTGCCAAGATGACGCGCTATTGCCAAGGGTGGCCAGGATCTCACGAAGATTCAATTCACGATATGGGAGTTTACGCATTCATGCTTCAATCTTTGGATGGAGAAGATTAAATGATAGTGTTTGACCTAGAGACCACAGGTTTGCCCAAAGCCGAGGGTTCTGATTTAAATATGCAACCGCGCATTATTGAGTTTGGTGCAATCAAATTAAATGAATCTCTTGAAGAGATTGACAGGCTTGAGTTCTTTTGCAATCCTGGGCACCCACTTGACCCAGTCATAACAAAGATTACCAAGATAACTGACGACATGCTTAAAGGTGAAAAGCCATTCATAGCAAACTACAACAGGCTTTGTGAATTTTTCCTAGGAAGCAAATCTATGGTTGCTCACAACTTGCCTTTTGATCGCAAGGTGCTTAAATTTGATCTTGAGCGCATAGACAAACTTTTGCACTTTCCTTGGCCTTATGATCACATTTGCACTGTTGAAGTTGGGGAAAGCGTCTGGGGCAAAAAAAGAAAGCTAGGTGACATTCACAAAGAAGTCACTGGTGAAGAAATAAAAGATGCCCACAGATCTGTTAATGATGTCGAAGCAACTATAAAAATACTCAAGTGGTACAGAAGTGAAGGGCACATTTGATGACGCAGGACCAAATAAATTCAGAGGTTACTAAGATTATTTCTGATTGGCAAAAAAATTATGTTGTTGCACCCCTAGACCAGTTCGCTAATTTTCAAATAAAAAGTGATATAATAAAATTGTTAATGAAAGTGAGAAAGGAAAATGATTAATGTTAGAGCAAGAACTGAATATTCATTCCGTAAAGCATATGGCCCATTATCAAAAGTTATTGAAGCGTGCGAGGGTGATACCATTGGCATTGCTGATTCTGGTACTTGGGGTCATGTTGCCTTTAACAGTGCATGCCGAGAAGCAGGAAAGAAGCCTCTGTTCGGAGTTGAAATACCAGTCGTCGGAGATCCATTGGCACGCGAAAAACAACCCGCAAATGGAATGTGTTTTATTGCCAAAAACAATACAGGGCTCAAAGAGATATACGAGCTTGCCACAAGAAGCACCCAAAAAGAAAACTTCTACTACTTCAACAGGCTTGGATACTCTGATCTTTTTGACATCTCTGATAATGTTATAATAACCAGCGGAACTCACCCAGAGTGGGGAATGCTTCCTTTGGCCAAAAAAGACGATCTTTATATTGAGATGAATCCAATGAGTACTCGGAAAGCTCTTGACTTTTGCGATTCAAAAGGATTCAAGCCTCTGGCGACAAGCGATAATTTTTTCCCTTCAGTTAAAGATAAAAAAGCATATGAGGTTCTGGTTGGCCGCAATAGGACAGACCGAACCAAGCCAATGCATATACTTAATGAATGGGATCTGAGAAGTTGTTTAAATTGGATTCCTGATGATGCTTTCAGCAACACCTATGAAATAGCATCTCAGTGTGAAGTTGATTTGCCTGTTGCGCAGATGATATCATTTGAGCAAACTAAGTCTTTGCTTCAACTTTGCCAAGAAGGTGCAGTTCCTAGGAGAGTTGACCTTAATGACCCAGAATACAAAGCTAGGCTGAAAAGAGAGCTGGACATGATATCCAGCAAAGAGTTTGAAGACTATTTCTTTGTTATAGCTGATATGATAAATTATGCAAAACAACATATGCTTGTTGGCCCAGCCAGAGGATCATCTGCTGGGTCATTGGTTTGTTGGTTGCTTGGCATAACTGATATTGATCCTATTAAGCATGATTTGTTGTTTGAAAGATTTATTGATATAACTCGTGAAGACTTGCCTGACATTGATATTGATTTTCAGGACGACCGTAGAGAGATGGTCATTCAATATCTCAGAGACAAGTACGGTAAAGAAAAAGTTGCTCACCTCGGAACAGTGTCCCGCTATAAAGCAAAAAGCACAATAGCAGAAGTTTCAAAAGAACTAGGAATACCAGCTTGGGAGGTCAATGATTTAAAAGGTGCTATTATTGAGAGAAGCTCTGGTGATTCTCGTTCGGCATTTTGCATACTTGATACTTTCAATGAACTGGATGTTGGGAGGAAAGTTCTTGAGAAATACCCACAGATGAAGATTGCAGCTGAAATGGAAAACCATGCACGCCACACAGGTGTTCACGCCGCAGGTATAATAGTAACTGAAGAACCAGTTCACACATACTGCTCAGTAAGTCACCAATCAGGTGCAGCAATGATCGATAAAAAAGATGCTGAGGATCTTAACCTTTTGAAGATTGATGCTTTGGGTTTAAGGACGCTGAGTGTTTTGCAAGATGTTCTTGATCAAGTTGGTTGGGAGCGTGAGCAACTTATAAATTTCGATCTGGAAGACCCACAAGCATTTAAAGTTTTAAATGATGAAAAATATGCTGGGATATTTCAGTTTGAAGGTTATGCACTCCAGTCATTAACACGCCAGATGAAAGTTCAAAACTTTGAGGATGTGGCATCAATAACTGCGTTGGCTCGTCCTGGACCACTTAACTCTGGAGGAACAACTCAATACATTAAACGCAGGACAGGTGAAAAGCCTGTTGAGTATCTTCACCCATTGACAGAAGAAATAACAAAAGTGACATATGGCGTGGTTGTCTATCAAGAACAAGTCATGACAATAGCCAGAGAAGTCGGAAAGTTGACTTGGGAAGATGTATCAACTCTCCGCAAAGCAATGAGCAAATCATATGGTAAAGAATACTTTGACAAGTTCTGGGAAAGATTCAAAGTTGGTGCAGCTGAGAATGGAATAGAAGAAGACCAAGCCCAGCGCATCTGGGATAACATCAACACAATGGGCTCATGGGCATTTAACAGAAGCCATGCAATAGCATATGGTATGGTTAGCTATTGGTGCTGTGTTTTGAAAAGCAAATTTCCACTTGAGTTTGCTGCAGCATGTTTGCGAAATGTTAAGGATGATGACCAAGGTGTTAGGCTTTTGCGCGAGGTCGTTAAAGAGGGTGCTGTCTACAAACCTTATGACAAATTTAAATCAGAGCTAAACTGGTCTGTTCAAGATGGAGAGTTGATTGGGGGTCTTATAGGAATAAAAGGCATTGGGCCAAAGTTGGCTGAAGATATAATTAACAGGCGCAATATGAATCAACCTTTGACACCAAGGCAAGATTCCCTGCTAGACAATGGAGAGACGCCATACAGCGATATCTTTGAGTGCGAACGTAGGTTTGGGCATATTAAGGCTGACCCAGCCTCTCACAACATTGTAACGGCTATTACAGACATACAAGACCTTGAAGCTGACAGAGCTGGCACTTTTGTATTTTTCGGCAAGCTGAAAGAGAAAAACTTGCGTGACATGAATGAGACTGTCAATCTCGCCAAGCGTGGTGGTCGCAGAGTTGATACCAATAATTTATGGCTAAATTTAACTTTCGAGGATGACACAGGTCCAATCATTAGCACCATTGACAGATTCAAATATAATAAGATGGGAAAGCCCATCGTTGAAGATGGCAGGATCGGTGATTGGTACTTAGTAAAAGGCTCAATAAAATTAGGATTCAGGAAAATTTATGTAGAAAAAATTCGCAAATTAACATAAGTCCTTGAATTTAATGAAAAACAAAATTACTTTCTTTGTTTACTATTCCTATTCATTGGCGTATACTAAGAGAGTAGAGATTGTTTTTTGAGAAAGGAAATTAAAATGGAAAAGCATACCCCCACTCGCCGCGCAATAACTGACTGGATCGGCAACCAGCGCAAAACTTGGTGTGGTCCATATGCCATCGCAGTTGTCTGTGGTCAAAGCTATGAGCACTCATACCAGACTGCGAAGATGATTCGTGGCAAGCGTCACGCCAAAGGCATCACCAACACCGACCTCATGAAGTCATGCAAGGCTCTAGGTGTTAAAGGTGAGTGGATCTCAATTGCCAAGGCAACTGAAGAAACAGCCAAGCCAAAGTCAAAGATGAAGCTTGAGAAGTTTCTCCCAATGCTTGCACCCAATAAGGTTTATGTGATCCAGATCACCAAGCACTTCATCGTTGTTGACACTCGTGACTTCACGACCATTGACAACCAGAACCCTGACGCATGGATCGCCATGGAGTCAACCCCGCACCTGAATAAGCTCGTCCACAACTACTTTGTGGTTGAGAATCCGAAGTTTGAT